ATGTTTCGCATAAAGTAGCAGTTCAGACCTTTTTAGGTGTTAGGCTTAGGATACAAGTCAACTACGAGTCTTGGAGAGTGTATGCCTAATCCCCCGAAGCCTATTGAGCAGAAAAGGCTCATTGGTAACCCTGGCAGACGGCCTTTGCCGAAGGATGCTGTGGAGTTGCCCCAACTTGACATGAGACCTGCCCCTTTGCGCCCTTTGGGTGAGACTGGTATGGCGTTTTGGGATGAAGCTTGGAATAAGGGTCAGTTGTGGTTGGGGCGAACTGATGCTTGGCTTGTGCAGCTTACGGCTGAGATGTTGGATGAGCGTGATGAGTTGCGCCAGATTCTTGCTGAAAGGGTTGCTAATGGTGATGCTGATTCGTGGCGTGACCGTAGGCAGTTGCGTGATTTGGAGAGAAGCCTGATTTCTAACTTGTCTTTGATGGCTTGGACTCCTGTTGACCGTTCTCGCTATGGTTTGGCTGAAGTTAAGGCTAAATCTAAGTTGGCGGAGTTTATGGAGAAGCATGGCTAGTTGGCCACCTGCTTGGCTGACCCCTGTTTCTGAAGAAGAAATCGCTAATGGTAGGGGTGATGCTGTTATTGCCTTTGCTGAGACCTTTGGAATTATCACTAAGGATTCTGTTGCTGGTAAGGCTGGGGTGACTTTGCAGTTGCGTGACTGGCAGAAGGATTTGTTGCGTAATGTTTTTGCTTATGATGCTAAGGGTTTGAAGCACCGCATCAACTTGATTGGGATGCCACGCAAGCAAGGTAAGTCGGCTTTGGCTTCTACCCTTGGCGTGTATGGGTTGTTGGCTCAGGGCATCAATGGTGCTGAAGTTTATTCCTGTGCAGCTGACCGAGACCAAGCCCGTATCGTGTTTGCTGATGCTAAGAAGATGATTGAAGCGCACCCTGACTTGATGGAGATGGTCAAGTTATATAGGGATGCGGTGGAAGTGCCTTCTACTGGAAGTGTTTATCGTGTGCTATCTAGTGAAGCGTTCACTAAAGAAGGTCTTAGCCCGACAACTATTATTTTTGACGAACTTCATGCACAGCCCACTAGAGAACTTTTTGATGTTATGTCTTTGGCTCAGGGCGCTCGTGGCAACATGGCTTCTATGATTGCGATTACTACTGCTGGTGTGAAGTCAGATACTACGGGTATGGACAGTATCGCCTATTCACTTTACCAATATGGTCAGCGTGTGGCTCGTGGTGAAGTTGTTGACCCAACATTTTTCATGGCTTGGTGGGAAGCCAAAATGGAGTCAGACCATAGGTTGCCTGAAACTTGGTATGAAGCTAACCCTGGTATAGACGATATTTGTGCTTTGTCCGATTATGAGTCTGCTGTGTTGAGAACACCTGAATCAGAGTTTAGAACTAAGAGATGTAACCAATGGGTGTCTAGCCAGATTTCGTGGCTTCCTACTGGTGTGTGGGATGTTTTGGCAGAACCTGAAGAACTTGATGTAGATGGGGAATATGTTTTAGGTTTTGATGGTTCTTTTAGTGGAGACACAACAGTTATCGTTGGTTGTCGCAAGCCAAGACATGAAGAAGATAAACCTTACATTTTTCTTGTGAAAGCTTGGGAGAAGCCTGTTGATGCTGATGATAGTTGGCGTGTGGACATTTTGGATGCTGAGAACGCTATAAGGGATTTCTGTGCAAAGTATAAAGTTCGTGAAGTGGCTTGTGACCCTTATCGTTGGCAAAGGTCTATGGAAGCGTTGGCGGATGTTGGAATACCTATTGTTGAGTGGCCTTCTACTTCGGCTAAAAGAATGATTCCTGCTTGCGCAAACTTCTTTGATGCTGTTGTTGAGAAACGTATTACGCATGACGGTAATCCTTTGTTGGCTCGCCATCTAAGTAATGCTGTTGTAAAAACCGATAGTTTGGGTGTAAGAATAGTTAAAGAGAACCGTTCTAGTCTTCGCCGTATTGATGCTGCTGTTGCAGCTATCTTGGCGTATGACAGAGCAGGGGCTAAAATAGAGAAGCGGATAGTGCCAAAGTTTTTTGGATAGGTAAATTATGATTTCTTCAATAATTCAAGCAGTAGGCATCATTGTTATAGCGGCAGGTATTGCTTTGATTTATCCGCCAGCAGGTTTGATTGCTTTAGGTATCGGCACACTTCTTTTTGGTTTAGCACTTGGAACGGATAAATAATGCTAAATAGGCTTCTCAATACACGCTCAGTTTCGTATCAGAGCATTTTCTCTATGGGTGGAGACTTTGGCACAGAAAGCCAAGCAGGTATAAACATTACAGGCAAGAACGCCTATGAAGTTGTTGCTTTCTTCTCTGCTGTAAGCCTTATCAGTGACACTATCTCTACTTTGCCAGTTGATGCTTTTATTCGTGTTGATGGGGAACGTAAACCTTACAGACCACGACCAGCTTGGGTTGACCAGCCAGACATTGATACTACTCGTCAAGCACACTATGGGGCTGTTGTTTCTTCCCTACTTGTATTTGGAAACTCTTACACTCGTGTTTTCCGAGACAATAAAGGTGATGTGGTAAACCTTGTTGTTTTAGACCCAACAAAGATGGAAGTTCGCCGTTCTGCTATTGGCAAGAAAATCTTTGTTTACGCTGATGAAGCAAAACCTTTAAACTCAGATGAAATCATCCACATCATAGATTTAGCAACACCAGGTTCTTTAACTGGGTTGTCCAGAGTAGATAAGTTGAAAGATGCTCTCGGTGTTGCTACTGCTTTGCAAGCCTATGCAGCTCGCTTCTTTGACCAAGGTTCTACTACTAATGGAATTATTGAGTATCCAGGAGAGTTGACTCAGGAAGAAGCGAAAGACCTTCGTGAAGGTTTTGACTCTCGGCACAGGGGATATAAGAAAGCCCATAAGACTGGTGTTCTTTCTGGTGGGGCAAAGTATGTTCAAACTACTGTCCCTAATGACCAAGCACAGTTCCTTGATTCTCGTAGGTTTGCTGTGGAAGAGATTGCTAGAGCCTTCAACATTCCGCTACATATGTTGGGCATCCCTGGGACTGCTAGTTATGCTTCTGTAGAGCAAAATAACCTTCAGTTCATTTCTCACACTCTTAGACCTATTTTGGAGAAGTTGGAGTGGGCTTATAGTCGTGTGCTTCCTACTACAGCGTTCATCAAGTTTAATTTCTCTGCTTTGCTTCGTGGAGACCTTCAAAGCCGTTATCAAGCGTATTCAATTGCTACTCAGGCTGGTTTTAAGTCAATCAATGAGATTAAGAAACTTGAAGATGAGCCAGCAGTTGATGGTGGTGATGCGTTTAGAGTTCCTTTGGCTAACGTGAACATTCAGGCAGCTGATTTGTCTGAAACTGAAGCGAAGGTGAAGATGGCTGATACTTTGATTGCGGCTGGCTTTGACCCTGAAGCGGTGCTTATGGAACTTGGTTTACCTAACATTCCGTATATTAAAACAGAGTATCCGACTGTTGCACCAACTAATGACCCTGTTCATGCTGGAGATGTAACTGATTCTACTGATTCACAGACTATGGGGGCGTAATGATAAACCCTGGAGATTACAACATCAAATGTCCACAAGGGGCAACCTTTGACAAGACTTTCACTATTACTGTAAATGGTTCACCTATGAACTTAACTGGCTATACGGCTGCTATGCAAGTTCGTGAAACGTATGATTCATCATCAACACTTTTATCTTTGACCAATGGGTCTGGCATTACTTTGGGCGGAACTGCTGGAACTATCGCTGTTTTAGTATCTTCTACCGCTACAGCAGCTATTGCTGATGGCTTTTATTCTTATGACCTTGAAATAACTTCGGGTGGTGGAGTTACTGACCGTCTGCTTCAGGGTAAGTTTGTTGTCACACCGCAGGTGACTAGATGAGTGGAACTTCTGTAACAGTTGTAGAGAATAACCCTGTCATTACTGTTTCAGGGGATACTGTTGATGTTGCTGTAACGGAAACTACTGTTGCTGTTATTGATGCGCCTTACATGAAGTATGGTGCTTTCCAATACACAGGTAGTCAAGCTATAACTAGCACTACATCTGCTTTTGCTATGCCTTGGAATACGACAGACTTTTCTAGTGACGTTTATGTTGCCAACACAAGTAGAATCTATTTTCCTACTGCTGGTCTCTATAATCTTCAATGGTCTGGTCAGTTTCAAAATACTGCTAACACACAAGAAGATATCAATGTTTGGTTGCGTATAAATGGAACTGATGTTGCTGGTTCTAATGGTTTGATTTCTATAAATGCTCGTAAATCAGCCAATGATTATGGTCATGAGATTATTGGTTGGAACTATTTTCTACGTCTTACTGCTGGACAGTATGTAGAGTTTATATGGTCTGCTACTAGCACTTCAGTTAGCCTTGAATCTTATTCTGCTGGCACTAACCCAACTAGACCTACAACAGCAGCTCTTATCCTTACGGCACAGCAGGTAGCATAATGGCTATTCCTTGGCCATCTAGCCCAACTGTAGGTCAAAGTTTTACCTATGGCTCTATTACTTATACCTGGAATGGTGTTGCTTGGATTAATACTGTAACTAACACTCCTGCTGTCGTTGGTTCTGTGGCGGTTACTGCACCGATAGTGAATACTGGCACTCCTACTGCACCTGTTATTGGTATTAGTCAGTCTGGTTTGACTATTACAGAGTCTCAGGTAACTAATCTTGTTTCTGATTTAGCTGGTAAAGCAACTTTGGCTTCTGCTAATACGTTTACTGTTGGTGGACATATTATTTCTAATGCTAGTGCAGGTGTAGTTGCGTTAAGTGTTAAAGGTGCAGCTTCACAGACAGAAAATGTGCAAGTTTGGCAAAACTCAGGGGCAAGCACTCTTGCTCGTGTGAGTGCTAATGGCTCTATTGCTACTGCTGCTAACTTAGCTGTTGGTTTGACTGCTATTACTAACGCAAATCAGTTTCAAGTAACTGCTACTTCTGCAACGCAAACTGGTGCTGTTATTCGTGGTGCTGCATCTCAGACCGCTGACTTCTTACAAATACAAAATAGTTCAGGAACTTCTTACCTAACTGTAAATAACATCGGTTCACTTTTGTTTGGTACTGGCTCAGGTTCATTCCTAAGTGGTTCAAGTGGGCGTATAAACGTGCAACTATCAGATGCTACTGCTATTGGTGTGAGTGTTCGTGGTGCTGCATCTCAGTCTGCTAACTTGCAGGAATGGCAAAACTC